GGTCGCGGCTGCATCTACATCTATACCTGAAACATAATTAATTGTTCTAATTACTATTGCGCCTGCTGTCATCATAAAATCTGCTCTTAAAGATCCATCGTATGCTGAGTAATCTGCATCATAAAATTCCTCTCCCTTGTTTGAAAGATACTTAGCTAAATGAGTCCATTCTCTAGAACACGGATTGATACCTACTGAATGGAAAAGATCTTTACGTTTAGACTGCCATACTTCTTTAAATTTTCCAAAATATTTCCTTGATAAAATTGCAGTTTCATATGGGACGGCTGTAAACAATCTAGTTTTACCTAATCTACATTTTTCCAATGGTCTAGTTTCATCTTTTAAGCAGTTTTTCCAAATAGACATAACTCGTTTTCCTTGCTTCAGAAATTTATCTTTACGTTCTACAGCTAATGCTAAATCTTTACCATGTTGTGTTGTTCTATCTATAGTATACATCTTCCTGCCATTTTCTTCTATTCTAATCTTTAAATAAGCATTTTTCTGTTTACCAGGAGTTTTTCCTACTCGCGACCAAGGTTCGCCCGCGGTGGTTTTCATATTTAATGGTTCTGAGTCTGGATAATCTAATCTACCTGATAGAGCTTCTTCTTCTGTCATTTCGGTTAAGTCTTCACCTTGCATTTCGGCTATAAATAAATCTGATATGGCTCTACCCATATGTGCTAAATCGTCTTCTAAACCTTCTACTGGTGCAAAAGTTTTAGAGTATTTACAAAGTTGTGTATATAAAATATCTGGCTGACCTTTGGCATTTAATTTAAGTTGAGAAGTATCTTCAACATCTTCTATATTTACTGGGGCACGTCCTACTTTAATATCAAATGTTCCTTTAAAGGGATGGTCCATAAGCTTGCTGTTAGACCCTGCTACAGTTCTGCAGATATATTCGCCTATATATTCTATATCTGGTACTGCTGGATACAACGGATTATCTCTAATTGAGGGGGACAAATTTAAATAATCTATATCTCCATTTGGCTCTTGAGCTGCACAATGTTCTACTAAAATTTCTGGAACTACTTTACATACTGAATATTTATCTACATACTCTTTAGTTAAAATAGCACTGAGGCATTGACCACCTCCTAATACATGAAATCCAATTAATTTGCGCTTTGCACTGGGGTTTATCATTAC